GCTGTCACAGCTCTTCAGCGACACCTTCGAACACGGGGCGCCAAAGGTCGGGCGCAATGACCCCTGTCCGTGCGGCAGCGGCAAGAAGTTCAAGAAATGCTGCCTGCAATGAAGCAGCATCAGACCCGGGCCGATCACCGCATGTAGTTTGACGCTACGGACCTGCGCCGAGCGGGACTCCGGACCGCACGAATGGATCCCGCGGCGGTTGCCCTGTCATGACCCCCTTCGCCGTTGCCATCCCCCGCCACCTGCGCCTCGAGATCGACCCAGCGGGCCTCGGACCATCGATCTGCCCCGACGATCCAGGCAGCGGCGCGGGCATAGACCCGGCAATCCAGCGCCTCGTTGCGTTCGCGCAGCTTTTGCCATTCAAGCCGGGCAAAGCCGCGCTTCGTGCGCACGGTGACCAGCTCTTCAGCCACCAGCTGCTTCAGCCATTCGCTTTCCACCCAGTCGGGCAGATGCACCGTGCCGGGCGGGAACATTACGCCCTCGGCCAATTCCTCCTTCGTCGGGCGCGGCAGGCCGAGATGACGGTAGGTTTCCGCCTTGAAGGTGGACACTGCTACGGTCCAGAGCCGCGCGCCACGGCGCAGGCGTTTGCCAGCGTCGGTCACATCGACATAGGTCGGGCCCGAGACCGGGCTGGAACGGTTGAACCCTTCGACGCCTTTCACTGGCGCAACCTGCGCCACACCCTGCCGCCGCGACCAGCCATAAACCGCCGGAGCCTCATAGCCGGTGTCGATGGCCAGCTTGGCAAGCCGCAGTTGCACGCCGTTTTGATGGATCCACGTTCGGTCCAGAAGCTTTGTCAGCTCTGACCACGCGCCCTGATGGTCCGGACCACCCTCGATCACGATATGATCGACCAGCCAGCTTGTGCCGCCCCGGCCCCAGGCCCAGACGTCGACCTCGATCCGGTCCTTCTGCACATCGGCCCCGGCGGTCAGGAACAGCCCGCCTGCGGGAACAATGCCGGGCTTCCACGTCTCGCGCCGATCATAAAGCCGCGACCAGTCCGGCGCTTCGCCGGTTTCCACCCATGTTTCGCCGAGGATCGTGTTCTTGAACGCCCGGATGGCTTCATCCGAGCCCTGCGCTGCCTCCCATGCCCGCACGATCCGCTCCCAGCTGAGCCAGCCGATCGGCGAATAAAGCGCCGATAGGTGATAGCCGACGGTGCCTGGATCGGCGGCGACAGCGGTTGCCCGCCACTCGCCAGCCTCCAGCAGTGCCGTCTTGTGATGTTCTGCGATTGCGCGCTCGCAACCCTCGCAATGGTATGCCGCCGCATCGGGGCGTCCCTTTTCCCAGCGCAGCCGCTCGAACTTGAGCCACTGGAACTGGCTGCAATGCGGGCATGGCACGAAGAACCGGCGCTGATCACTGGCCTCGTATTCCCGCTCGATCCGGCTCAGACCCCGGATCGTAGGCGTCGAGACCAGAAACACCTTGCGCCGGTGCGCGAAGGTCAGCGACCGCGCTTCGGCCAGACTGACCGGGTCGCCTTCCTCGTCGGCCGAGGCCGGATAGGCGTCGACCTCATCGAGAAAGATGTAGCGCGCCGGGGTGGACCGCAGCCCCACAGCCGAGTTCGCCCCGGTCATGATCAGGATGCCGCCCGCGAATTCTTTCGACAGCATCGTGTTGCCCGCGTCGCGCGACCGTGCCGGTTTGACCCGCTCGCGCAGTTCCGGGCTTTCCTCGATCAGCGGATCGATCCGCTGGCGCGAGTTGCGTTTTGCCAGTTCCACGGTCGGCTGCACCGCGAGCATCGGCCCCGGCGCATGATGGATGGCAAAGCCGATCCAGTTGTTGCCAGCTTCGGTCGCACCGACCTGTGCCGCTTTCATGAACACGATGCGCTGTATTGCAGAACCCGGCGATAACGCGTCCATGATTTCGCGCATGTAGGGCGTGCGCGCCGTGCGATAGCGTCCCGGTTCGGCGCTGGCACGGGATCCCAGCATACGGTGCGCATCGGCCCATTCCGACACCGTCAGATCGGCGTCCGGCCGGAGGCCCCGGCCCCAGTTGCGCAGCAGGTGGTCGGCACCGTCGAAGGTGTCTGCCTCAGCGAAGGTCGATGCGGACCTCGGCGAGGCTGTCGAGTTGGGCACGGACATGGGCTTCCAGCACCTTTTGCATCATGACGGGCTCCAGACTTCCATGATCCGCGATCATCACCCCCAGTTCCGACGCCATCAGAGCCGCCGCCCGTGCGGGCCAGGTCACCCAGGCGTCGCGTTCCTCCCGCGCCAACCGGAACACCAGCCCCACCGCGCGGTCCCTGTCGATCAACTCGCCCTTAAGCTTCGCGAGCTTCAACTTGCGCTCCTGCGCCTTCAGCACCTCGTTGGCGGTCTTTGCCTGCAGGAAGGTTGTGCCGCCGCCAGTGACTGGGGCGGGCAACCCTTCCTCGCGCAATGTCTCACCCACGGTCGATACCGCGGTGTCGGGGACCGGCTTTAGTTTGGGTGCGGGTAGCAGCGCTTTCTTTGCCTCGCCCCGTTGCTTGGCAGGATCCGTCATCGCGGCGCGGTGCACATCGGACGCGGCCGCATCAATCGACCCATCGGCGTGATGAACCAACCGCCCCGCCTCCTTGGCTTTCTGGATGGCGCCCCGTGACAGGCCAACGTGGGCGGCATACTGGCGCTCGCTCATCCCCTGCATCGCACGCCCTTTGCCGTTCATAAAGCAATGATATTGCTTTGAAATTAGTTGATTACACCCCGCGATGGAGCGATTCTTGGATCAGGAAATCACCCCGGATCGGAGACCAAATCATGACTGCAATCACAACCATCCGCATAGACCACGCAGCGCTTCCCGCACACTTCGACCGCTCGCGTCCGAACGCCGTCGCCGAGGCCATCGAGGCCGCGCTGCGCGAAGACGGGATCACCGCCGAAGCCTCGGACGTGATCTCGCATCTCAAGATTGAGCTGCCGACCACCCAGCTTGCCGCCGCCAGCGCAGTGCTGGCCGATCTGCAATTGATCTGAGGCAGGCCACACAATGAGCACGCGCGCACAGATCGCCATCCAGACCGGCCCCGAGGAATGGGCGCATATCTACGTCCATTATGATGGATATCCCACACACATGCTGCCCGCGCTCGCGCGCTGGACGCCCGAGGACATTCTCGCAGCCAGTGAGATCAGGCAGGTGCGTGCCGATGAACTGGACGGCTTCGTGCCGCCACGCGCGCCGCAGATGCTGCCATGCCCGACCTGTCAGTTCTGCCACCTTTACATCTGGCAGGGCGGCACTTGGGCCGACATCACCCCTGATATCCCCATGCCTGAAAGGCCCCAGCCATGACCCTTGCCCTGAACTGCCTGCCCGAAGGTGAAACGCTCACTGATCTTGTCCGGCGCAACTGCGCCATCGGTTTTGACCTGCGGTTCTGTCGCAGCGTTGCAGTCAGTCCCGAGGATCGCGACACGATCACCTGCGACCCGGGCGAGGCGGAGTTCGCCACGCGTTATGCCCTCACCGATCTGGGCGAGGCCATCGCGATCCATGACGTCACGCTTTCCAGCGCCGGAGCCGACGAAGTGGCCTCAATCGCCCGCGCGCTGTTCGTGGCCATGGTTAACGCCCGCCGCGACCCGCCAGATGCTGCGCAGCGCCATGAGGCCGAACAGACGGCGCTGATCGATCCCGACCGGATCGGATGACATAGCGATGCACTATCATAACGAACTGATATTGCTTAGATTTGCCTACGAAAATCAGCCCAGAAGAGCGATGGTTGTCACAGGAAAACGATGCAACTCACCCCCGGAGACCAAGCCATGACCACCCGCCGCGCCACCGACAATTCCAAAGCCCTCGACGCATTCCTCGCCGCGAAGATCGAGATCGACGCGATGCTCGAACGCCTGACCACCCTCAGCGCGGACCATTTCGACGCCCACCCTGACGAGGTCAATTGGGGCCATGTCGGCACCCTCAATCATCATGCGGGCCTGCTGCGCCAGATCACCGATAGCGCCTTCAAGGAAGGCGAACACGCCAAGTAAAACCAACTTCTCCCGGTCACGCCCGCCGACTGGCGGGCTCGGCCTCGTAGAAGGGTGGGCATTCCGCGCGCCCCGATACGGAGACGACGATGACCCAGCTATCCGACACCCAAACCCTGATCCTGAGCGCCGCCGCCCAGCGGCCCGAACACATCGCCCTGCCGCTGCCCGAAAGCCTGCGCGGCGGTGCCGCCGCCAAGGTGGTCGGCGCGATGATCGCCAAAGGCTTCCTCGAAGAAGTCGATGGCAACCTGCGCCGCGACGAACCCGTCTGGCGCGAAACCGGCGACGGCCACGGCACCACGCTCGTCGCCACCGATGCGGGCCTCGCCGCCATCGGCATCGAGCCCGAGCGCGCGACGGACGCGCCGACCGAGGAAGCCGCGCCCGATACCCCAGCCGAACCCGACTCCGCGCCCAAGCCGCGCACGCCGCGCGAGGGCACCAAACAGGCCAAGCTGATCGCCATGCTGCGCGCCGACGGCGGCGCGACCATCGAGGAGATCATGACTGCCACAAATTGGGCGTCGCACACGATTCGAGGTGCGATGGCCGGGGCATTGAAGAAGAAGCTCGGGCTTGAGGTGACCTCGGAAAAGGTCGACGGTCGGGGACGCTGCTACAGAATTCCTTGAGCCTGACACGCGCGTGCCCGAGCAAATCATGGCCGCCGTCCCACCGGGGCGGCGGTTGCTCATTTGGCACTCCGCATCCGGATCGCCTCGAACGCCCGCCGCAAGGCGTAGCTGCGGCCAATTGATACGATTGTGAAAATCAGCCCCAGCTTCAGGTTCTGTGCCAGCGTCGTGTGCAGCCCAAAAATTGGGAAGATCAGGATCTGCGTGACAACCGCGACCCCATAACCCACGGCGACATTGGCCACCGCTTCAACCAGCGACATGGCGCGCGACTGCGTCATCCAGCCACCTCATCCATCGGCCAGCAATTCAGCTGCCAGAGTTCGCAGCGCATGCGCTGCAACCAAGGGGACCACGCCGTTGCCACAGAGACGAAGCCGGTCCACCCGGTGGGCCAGCCCATCAGCGCCTCGACGAACAGCGGGTTCAAGGTCCGGCGCGCATCGGAGGTATCGTTCCCAGCCATCGGCGTCACCAGGACCTGGCGGCCAAGCAGGCCGTTGACCGACGTGTTCGCCAATGTCGTGGCGCCATCCTTGTGATCGCGCGCCGTCGGCGTCATCCACATGCGGCTGGCATGGGTCAGATCGGCCGTCTTGCGATTGCCCGCGCTCGGCTTGCAGCCGTCGTTCGCCATGGGCGTCGGCCAGTCCCGCGCCATACCGTCCAGACCCTTCTCGTGCTTTCGGTCTCCGCCCCGGCTCCGGAAGCTGTCGGTCTGTGGCGTCGGCCACATTACGGCGCTCGTTGCCAGGTTCATCCTATGCTTGCCCGCTTCCTGTGAGGGCGTCGGTTTCGTTTGCCGGTTCTCGTTGGCACTCGCGCGAGGCGTCGGCCACAGCCGCATCATCTCCGTCCGGTTGCCGCCACTCAGCCGGGTCCCAGAGCAGGCGCGCGGGGTCGGCCAGCGCTTCACCTTCGCGGATGGCGAGGATGAACAGCCGCTCTCGCCTGTGGGGCGCACCGACTTCCGCCGCCGTAAAGAGGCCTGCCGCAAGGCGGTAGCCCATGCTGACCAGTCCGCTGGCGACTTCGGGGAAACCGAGGCGAAGATGATGGGCGACATTCTCAAGGAAGACGAAGGGCGGCTCGACCTCAGCGATGATGCGGGCGACATGGGGCCAGAGGTGGCGCGGGTCTTCAGTGCCGAGACGCTTGCCCGCGACGGAGAACGGCTGGCACGGATAGCCCGCAGTGACGATGTCCACCGCGCCGCGCCACGGTCGGCCGTCAAAGGTTCCAACGTCGTCCCAGACAACAGCCTGATCCAGGGACGCGTCTTCCATCCGCGCCACGAGAGTGGCTGCGGCGAAGGTTTCCCGTTCGACATGGCCCACAGCACGATATCCGGGGATGGCGATGGTGAGCCCGAGGTCGAGTCCGCCCGCGCCCGAGCAGAGGGAGAGGCCGAAGAAGCATGCGTCTTCGGTTCCGGAAACGCGTCCAGAGGAAGGTAGAGCCAGGTCATGCATGCCTCAATCGTCTTTGTTCTTGATTTCGTTGAAGGTCTCGCCCGAGCCGGACAGAACTGCGTCTTGGCCCGTGAACTGTTGCCACCGCTCCACAGCAACATCGACATACGCCGGGTTCAATTCGATCCCAAAGCACACGCGCCCGGTCGTCTCGGCCGCGATCAGTGTAGTGCCCGATCCCATGAAGGGCTCATAGACGGCCTGGCCCGGGCTGGAATTGTTCAGGATCGGGCGGCGCATGCATTCGACGGGCTTCTGCGTCCCGTGAACCGTCTGTGCATCCTGATCCTTGTTGGCAATCTGCCAGAGCGTCGTCTGCTTGCGGTCACCCGCCCAGTGGCCCTTGCCGGTCTTTTTCACGGCATAAAGGCAGGGCTCGTGCTGCCAGTGGTAATCGCCGCGGCTCAGAACCAGACGGTCTTTTGCCCAGATGATCTGCGATCGGATGTTGAAGCCTGAGGCAATCAGGCTGTCGGCGACCGTGGTCGCGTGCAAGGCCCCGTGCCAGACATAGGCGACTTCGCCAGGAAACAACGCCCAGGCCTCGCGCCAGTCAGCCCGGTCATCATTCAGCACCTTGCCAGTGCGCTTGGTCGCAGCGGCACCTGCCTTGTTGCGCCAGCCGGGATCGTATTCGACGCCGTAAGGCGGATCGGTGACCATCAACAAGGGCTGCACATCACCCAGCAGGCGTTCCACATCGGTGGCCACGGTCGCATCACCGCAGAGCAGCCGATGCTTGCCAAGCACCCAGAGATCGCCGGGTCGGCTGATCGGGGTTTCAGGCGGTTTGGGAACATTGTCCTCGCCCTCGCGGGAGGCGGCTTCAGGATCGACTTCTCCGGCCAACAGCGCCTCGAGTTCAGCGTCATCAAACCCGATCAGGGACAGGTCGAAATCCTCGGCTAGAAGATCGTTCAGTTCCGCCGACAGCAACGCGTCGTCCCAGGTTCCAAGCTCGGTTAACTTGTTGTCCGCGATCCGGTACGCCCGACGCTGGGCCTCGGTCAGATGCCCCAACACGATCACCGGCGCTTCAGTCAACCCAAGTTGCGTGGCGGCGAGAACCCGACCGTGACCCGCGATCAGCTCGCCGTCGTCCGCGACAAGGCACGGCACGGTCCAGCCGAACTCGGCCATGCTGGCGGCAATCTTTGCAACCTGATCTGCGCCGTGC